CCCGCGCTCCAATCGTATACCCCCGAAGCGTCGTATGTGGCCCCGCCATCAGTGGACATACGAATGCTGACGTTTCCGCTCGGTCCGGCAATTGAATAGACCTCGATTTCATAGGCCAGGTACAGGGCATTATTGAGTGTGGTCAAAGGTACAGATGAGGCCCCCGACGCAATCGTAACGTCTTGTAGCAATACTCGGCCCCCACCACCCCCACCCGATATAGTTTCGGGTTTCCACTTACTATCAGCAGCACTCCATGCAAGCGCCTGGCCATTTGTGGGTGAATGGCCCCCCGTCACTTCTACGTCAGTAAGTCCGGCAAGTGTACCACTACCGCCCCCGCCTGTGATCGTGACTGTCGCTTCACCCGTACCCGTAGTCGATACCACAGCCCCCGTGACGGTCAGCGTAGTTACTGCCGTCTCCGTATGAGTACCGTCCGTGACAGTAAGAGCTGATCCTCCTCCGCCCGTCCCTGTGGTGGTGTTAAATTGCTGAAACCACATAACTACGGGGTAATCAACGGGCGTGGCGTTCAGTAGGTCTGTTATTACGATATCACAATAGTTAACGCCTTTTGTGCCATTGCGATCGAACCCGACCAGGGGTGAATTGCTATCTGAGTAAGCAGGAAATTGACCATGGCCTGCAAGGAAATAATTAACGTCTGAAAAAGGTATAGTGAAGGTTACTCGATAGTGGCCCGTGCTAGATTTGGTAACACTTGAGATGTTATAACCCTTATCTACGTATCCAGAAGTTGCTGGGTTAAGCGCTACTAAAGCTTGTTTTTCTGGTGTACTCCCGCCCCCGCCGCCGCTCATAGCAATGAACTCAAGGCCGTGTTCGCTAGTTTTGAGTGACAAGACTTTTCCGCCATTACCCACCGGCGTTTGCTCAAGGGGTAAGTAGATAGTTACGGGGGTTGTTGCAGCCAACGTAAAAAGGTTATTGGTATTATTCGTCCAGGTACCAACTTGGGTATCTGCGATGGTCGTCCAGGTCGTACCATCATCGGAGTGCTGGATGGTTCGAAGTCCCGGAGCCATCCCGCCCATAAATCCAATATCTATCTCGTAGATACCGAACCCGTCAAAGGCTACGGGGGCACCAAAATCAAAAGTCTCATATAGCTGACCGCCAAAAGTACCTGGTTGAGACTGCGTGGTATTGTCATCATCAAACCACTGAGCGGGCCAAGCACCTGTGGAAGTAAAAGATCGAGTCATAGGTACCGTACCGAGATAAAACCGAAACTCCGCGACGGAGGTGTAGTTATTGACTGATGAAGCCAAGCCTACTTTCCAATAGCGATGCGACTCACCCGTCGTGGTATATGCCAAAACTCCACTCCCCGCGGGGATTGCAAAAACATCATCCCCACGAAGAAAGGTGGTATTATCGCGAGTACCGGTCGCATTAATATCGGTGGCTTTAATTTTACTCATGTTGTGATCCCCACAATCTCGATGCTGTCGCCAGAGGCGTTAGTGGTTAGCGTAAGTGTTGATCCCAATATAGCCAGCTGTGCAATAGTAAACCTCAGGCCATTGATAAAGACACTAAACTCAGTAAGCGTCAAGTCGGAATAAGGGAGTGTAATACTTTGTGATGAGCCTGTACCTGTAGCAGTGACATTCCAAGTAGTAACGCCTGAGCCCGAAGTTGAAGTAGTAATGCTCGACCCTGTAGGGGGTGTACCTGAACCCACAGCATTGGCTGCTACTACAAAGTAAGTGTAGGCTGTATTAGGCGAAGCCGATGAGTCAGTATAGGTACTTGTCGTAGAACTTCCTACTTTAATCGAGGAAGAGAAAGACGCGCCGAGACCGGGGGCGCGGTATATTGAATAAGAAGCTACGTTATCGTTAGTCGAGTTAGGTGTCCAGGTTATCAACGCGTGGCTAGAGCCCGCAGTTATCGATACACCCGTAACCGTGGAAGGTACGCCGCCCGTTCCCGTGCCAAAGGCCGCACCCGACGGGGTGACCGTGTAAACAGCACAAGTCGATATATCTTGAAGCCCTTGGCCATAAGTATTGAAACTTTGAAACTTCAAATAAAGTGTTTTACCTATATAAGCGGGAGGCAAAGCATACTTGAAGATATTCTCATCAAGCCGGGCAAACAATACTCCTGACGCGTGAGCTACGGGTGCTACATTACCTTGACCTCGATATAAGTTTGTAAGGCCATAAGTGTATGATCCTGTCAAGGTTGCAATCTCATAACTCAGGTATTCGCCATCACAATAAAGCTGTGTGACACCCGCAGCAGCATCAGTACCTGAAGCCGCGCTGGTCAATGTTGCACCGGACTCTAGCACCGTTACCGCCAAGGTATTGGTAGTATCGGGATTAGCACCAGTGTAAGAAGCAAGAGCAGCAGTCAATTTGCCCATTCGGGCAACCTTAAATTGCTCACCCAAATCCTGATAAGTAGTACCATCTGTGGATAGGAATACGTGGTATCCGCCCCAAGACTCATCGAACGTCGTACCATCACCCCCGGATACTGCACACCACACAGCGGGTATGTTGCTCGTGATTGAAGAAGGAGGTTCCCAAATAATTGGCAGATTAACGGGCCCCGCAAGTATCTCTGTATTTTGATTATTGCCTATTACCGCCGGCGCAGTCATCGTCCCCACAGCGCTCGTGGTGGGCTTAAACTCATCCGCGGTGATTTGGAAGCTATCATCATCTTGTTCTTCAATATCGTTGACTCGACAAAAGAAAGTACCGAACTCGCGGTCCGTAACTTCCAAAATGTCCATTGCCTCGATACGCGAAAAACATACGGGAACCTTAAATACATAAGTATTTCGGGTATATGCGATACGTTGACCATACAGCGTTATCATAATTGCTGCCACAGCCGGGTTAGCTATTTCGGTGCCTTGAATACCCGAGCCCGTTTTCAGCCCGAATTGATTAACCAGCGCTTGATCTCGCCACTCAACGGGGAGTGAGTTGTAGCTATTCTCTCGGTTGTTGATCGTGATGACTTGAGAGTTATAAGCATCGGCAGGATCGATACGATCTAGCTTTACTGGCGGGCTATCCATCAAGTAATCGTTGAGAACTAGCGAATACACCACGGGGGCGTCAGGAAGGTAAGTTACGCCATTGCCCGTAATCGTATCAGTCGAGTAAGGGATAACCTTGAAAGAATACCCCGTCCATACAATCGCGCAATTGGTCATGTCCATCCAGCGTTTAATCGCATCCGACCCCGACTCTTGGGCGGTAATAACGGGGGACATACCAAATCCCACAGCTTGGCACCAGGTCTGAAACGCACTGTCACCAGTGGTTAAAGCCGCGGACGTACTAAAGAAATTATCCAGCGTCACCGCATTCTGTGGTCCACCAACAACCCCAAACAAGGGGCTATTTATATACAGATCTACGGCTAAAGCTATATCAGCATCACCTCCTGCAGTCCACTTGTATATCGGGATCGTTGAACCATTACCATCATTAGTACGTTGCCCACCGCTGGGTTGAGCCCAAGGGGCTGTATTATATAGCAACCCTTGAACCTCGAATGAAAACTGGCTTAAGGTATTGCTACCCCCTAAGTTGTAGTTAGCCACGTCCACGTGGGCGATATTAGCATAGCCCAACGCTTGGCTAGCATGCTTTGAAGTTAACCAACCCCAAGGAAGCTGCGGCTTAGTGCCCTTGAATAGGGTAAAAGGATAATAGTCACCCCGCCAAGTACCATCTTTCCATAAAGCGTCGACTCCGTGGATTTCTCCCCAGCATAGTCCGAGCTGAAAGGATCCGGAGTAAGAATACTGCGTACCTCCCAATCCTTTACCCGAGCCACCCGCATGCTTTTGAAAGTCTCCTTGCCAAATGATATTTGGCGCAACCCGGTTTTTTCCCATACAGATCGTTATGGGTACTTGGCTCGAGCTCGTTTGAGTTGCTAGCCCCACATATTGAGGCTGAGCTTTATGGCCGAATAAAAAGCTCACTTCGGTTTCCTCCAAAACGAGTAACGGCGGATCGGTAAATCCGTAATCATAGAGTTACCGACTAATTGAGTTTCTTCAACCATACGAGCCGGAAGACTTGCATGAATTATAAAAGGCCACCTAGTCACGATTGCGCCGTGGCTAAATGTATGACCGACTCGAAAAACGATAACATCCCCTGGATCGGCAATAAAATCTTGCGGTAATCCTTTCGGATGATCGCTGATCATCCCCATGTAAGCTTCGATTACTTCAAGGTATTTTTCTTCCTTGCGGTGAAGATGCCAGTCATTATTGTAGATACCGAGGTCAAACCAGTCCGCCACCTTCGCACCCGCGAATGACTCAAGAATAAGATAAGCGCAATCAACGCCCGCTCCTTTAATCCGAGCTCGGTGATGATACCTTGTACCCATCCAAGTGCGAGCTTCCGCAACGACAGCGGCGCGTTCTTCATCCTCGGTCATTAGTAAGCCACCTCAGAAACGGGAATATAAGGAAAGCCCATAAAGTGATTGGCCTTATCGACACCCCACAAGCAGTTGGCGAATATGCGTTGGCAATTAGGATAAAACTTGATCGGGGTCCCCGCCGCGGGAGTAAAGTCAAGGGGGTATATCAATTTAGCGGATACGCCGGGGGTTACTCGAAGGATTGTTCGGGTTCGATCCACACTATCACTTCCTTCGAGAATAACTACACCCATGGCGAAGCTACCCGTAATACCGGCCCAGTTTATTATCGATGCTGTTGATCCTGCCTCCACAAGAACATTTTGCATAAAATCTTCCGGGTTAATACCGCAGCCCGTATCACCGAAACTGTGAACACACTGCGCAATCCACAATGCCCGCGGCGATTGAACAGCGAATAAAACCATGTCTGATTTCACGCTAAGAGTGGCCGTCAGTACGCCTACTTCGGTAAGCGATGATGCTCGGCCGCCAAACATTGACATACCGAACACCCAGGGAGCTCCCCAGGCCGGCGCGAAGAACCGGTCGCGTCGTACTTTAGCGCCATCGAGCCTACCGAGCTGCGCCGCCTGAGGCAGCGTGAGTATCCCTTGCCACAACTTATTATCGCGCGTGTAGCCCAGCTTTACTTGTTGCTCATCAACATCCGTGCCAACGCTGGTCTTATACTTCATTCCTTCAATGGTTATGGCATGTGCGTAAAAAGGTACTGGGCCACTAGTGGTGCCGTCTAGAGGGACCGCGTTCACGTTTATCGGGGCAGCAGTCCACCTCATAACATCGCCAATCATGGGGATGATGGTATAACAGTCCGCGTAAACGAATTGACGAGAAGCCAACAAGGCCTCCGCATCACCTGTGGTATATCCGGGCTGGGCATGGACAGGCTTCACTGTAGGATGCTCCTAAACTTGCACTCATTCAACGACCACAGCTTATCATAGAACTTTTCGTAGTCTTGCTGATCATCGCTAAACCGGCAGACGTAATAATATTGGCCGCTGAAATAAGTAGGCATAGAGCCGGGAGCGGTCGCAAGAACAATCCTGTTTGGCAAGGTGAGTGTAAAATCCGTTCCTTGATTTAATACCCATAGGTAAGAAATCTTTACTGACTCATCATGGTTTGCCGGGCTGAATGTATATACCCCGGCGGTAACGGAGTACTCATTGACGTTGGGAGGCCCCGTAACCTTATTGAACTTAATTAGCCCTTGATATACGCTAACGTCTTGATACCACACAGGCGTTGTCGTGGTAATTGTAAAAGGGCCTGTAGTCGGGATAGTTTGCGTAAGGTCGTGTTGCTGATAAACATTAAAAGAGTTGGCCATATCGACTTGGCCGACGGGCTCAACAAACCCTCCCAGTGTTCGCGTCGCCAAGAATGTAGAAGTACTATTATTATAGCTTACACAAAGACTTTCCTCGGCTAAGTAATCATCGGGGTCTTTGAATAGGAAAGAGTTTCCTGATCCTTGACATTTAAGAAAAAAACCTACCATAGTATGCAGCGCGTCATTCTCGGCTTTATCGGTCAAAAACTCATAGGTCAATTCATAGTCCCACGTGGGGTAGGCCATCATCGCGTATCGAACTTCAAAGCCGCCTGATGCAGTTGCGATATTGGTCTTAAACATCGGCTTTTTGTGAACGGAATAACCCACGCCTCGAACGAGTGTGCTCGCAGGATCTTTACCCGCCGGGATTGAAACATCCGAAGCGGAGTTACCAAACCCGGGAAAAATCAGTGTAGTCATAACTTCCTCCGGCGGTGCAAGCATCAGCACCTCTTTATAGATAAAAGTAATACGGGTTAGTGGAGTACCCGCCTTAGTAATCTCGTGAAAAGCAAAAGTTACGTGAGTAAGGGGAATACCCGCTTTGAATAGTTCAAAATAGGCAAAGTTAATCTGGGCTTTAGGTAAACCACCAAAGACGTATTCACCAAAGCTGAAGGTTACGCGAGCATTAGCCACTGGGCGTCACAATCTCATAGCCTAGCTGAGCGGTATTTGCCGCATCGGCAAGCCATGCTAATGAAGTGGAGGGGTCAATTTGACTAGTTACTTGAGCACCCGAATACATTTGGCTCAGATTTTCCGTGGGGCCGTTTACTTGCGTACTGCCTGATTTCAAAATAGCCTGTATCGCCATTTGAGTAGCATCATCTTGACGAGCAACGATGCTGGTCTGTACGCCGAAGATCGTTGCGCTATCCACACCTGGGTTAAATCTATAAAGATCATACTTACCTACACCCGCTGCATTGGCATTGTAGACGTAATTAACTTCATCTGCAAGAACGTCGTGAACGGATTGCCAACGACTAGCAGCGGGTGAAGTCCCGCCGATAGTAGAGTCTTGGTGATCGCCATCTGATGACGTAAGTGATCCCACAGATCGAGCGTTACCCAAAAAGGTATTCCAGGGAGAAACCCCCAGAGTATCACTATAATATATATCGTCAAGCCACATAACGGGAGCGCTATAGGTGGCGGCGGATATCATTATAAAAGCATCCATATTGGTAAAGCCTGAGCCTGCTCCACTACCCCAGGGGTTCCAGTTAGACATATTCCAAATTGTCTTTTGGTTTAACCTTAACTGAAACTCATTATGGATACCATTTAGCTTAAGCCGAACCTCCACAAAGTTCCAAGCATTAAACTCGAAGATACCTATGGGTGAAGTTAAAACCCTACCCGCACCCGACACGTTTACTACCGCGGTATTTAACCCCCCAAATACCACACTAAGGATATTGCCATCTCCCGATCCCTGACCCTTGAAAGCTATACCAGGGCCTTCTCCTACGATGGGCCATTCAGCCATCTTAAATGCGTAGCCCACAATAATTTCTGAGGGATTTGTGGGAACGGGCTTATACCAAGCTTGATAACCGTTATTACCACTATTACCATTACCCGAAACCATACTATAGCCAAAACCGAAACGACCAACATCACGGCGTAATGGGAAAGGTCGAGCCCCTGGAACCCACTTACGATTGATGAATGCGGCGGACGCATCATCGCCGCCGGGGTGCCAATCAAAACTTTCCATGCCGAGCAAGGTCATCGATCAGTTCCTTCTATTCAAGATAGTGCCATTACGATGCTCGTTATTTATCCACTTACGGAAAGACTTACTCTGCGTTCGTAGCAACTGCTCGAGGTCGGCATTTTGGTGACTATGTTGTGGTTGAAAGTTAAAGGTATTAGAAATCGAATGTTCTCGGGCCGCCGAGCCGGCTGCCGATGCGGTATTGAAAACTTGATTACTTCCGGATGCTCGAAGGTTTGCGCGCAAGGGATTAGCCGCCCAAGCGGGCAAAACCATCTCATCCTTGTGAAGCTCGGTCATTTGTCCATCGTAAGGAACTTGAACTTGACCTCCTTTCGCGGAAGCAAATGCCCCGAATGCCAGCACCGCAGCGAACGTACCGGCAGCTGCAGCAGCTCCTAGCACAGGACCGATGATTGGTATTCCGGCTAGCGCCGCATACGCACCTGAAGCTGCCTTAGCGGCGTTTGCACCAATAGCCTTGATTGCTGTGATGAAGTTGATACCGCGTTCCTCAGCGGCACCGGCAACAACCGCGCCGACTCGAGCCTGTGTACCAACCACAGTGGACACAGTTTTGGCCGCCTCAGCTCCTGCGTGTGAGGCTACGTCAAGACCGGTAGAAGCGCGGGTAACGGTATCTTTGAAGATCAAGGTCTTAATCCAGTTGGTTAACATCTTTGAGGCCATGTCAGTCCAAGTGGTTAATACGGTGAGCGCCATCCCTCGCATTGCAGCGGTGAAGTTGAACCCGTGCTGAATACCTGCGTTAAGCGATTGCTGAAGGTGAGAAGCCATGGCATCGTAAACTTTAGTCCACGTGGCATTCGTTGCACTACTTGCTTGCTGATTGGCTTTTTGATACGCGATCAATCCCTTGCTGCGGATTTGATCCATTTTATCTTGGTGTATTTGCTCTTGCTGCTCAATCTGCTCGTTGATATTCTTGATGGAGTCTTTGCTAAGATTTTCTGTACGAAGTTGATCTTGAAAAGAAGCCACCCGCTTTTGGTTGATTGCTTCCTCGAGTTGTTGTTCATCCTGTATTTGCTCGACTACTAAGGCTCTTTTGGCTTCGGCATACTTGCGATCACTAATGATACCTTGCTCATGGCCATAGTCAAGCGCACCCCCTTTAAGGTCTTGACCCGTTTTCTTTTCTTCGCTCGCCCGATCCACAGGCTTTTCAGAGTCTTTTTCTTTTTTCTCCATCATCTTGGTACGCTCGTCGGCTATTTTTCGCTGAGCATCGCGATAGGCTTTAGCAGCCTCTTGAAACTCTTTCGACTCCTCGTGCATCACAAACCGAACTTTAGCAAGGTATTTATCCCAAGCAGCTTCCTCAGCGGCCAAGTCACCCTTTGCTTCATCAATCTTATTTTTTAACGCGGCAATATCATCGGAGTAATCAGACTTAGCGATCTTCTTACGTAGTCCAGCAATCTTAGCATCAATTGCCACGTAAGTAAGCGATCCCGCTTTAGCAGTTGAAAGCTTTTTGGTCCAATAGTCAAGCTCAAACTGATCGGCGTCGGCAAAGTAATTTTTCTGCAAATTAAGCTGACGGTTCAAGTCTTCTTGCATCAACGATACTTCACTGGGACCTTTAGGCTTATGGCCTTTCTTAGGTATATCGCCCGCATCAAACTTTTTATCGATCCGAGCATCTTCAATTTCAGGATGAGCTAAACGATACTTCATCTCTTTCCGGTGGTTCTCATCCGTCAAGGGGTTATCGAGAAGTTCCTGCGCTTCTAGCTTCCACTTATCTTTTTCTCTTTTTGCTTTTTCATGGGCAGTACGAGTAACTTTCTCTAGCTCGTCAAAATTCTTTTCAAGGTCATCGACCTGTTTGATTTGCGCACTCTTTCTACCCTGATCGGCATCCGCGGCCATTTTACGCTGAATATCCAACTCTTCCTTTTGAAGTTTAGCTTTATAGGCAGTGTCTTGTCCAGGGTGGTACGTATTCTCTTGAGCAAGCAGCTGTCGAATATCCGCTAACCTTTTTGTGGGAGTTGCTGCTTTACCTATATCCTTCATGGCTTGCCACAGGTCGCCCATCGCAACAGCGGCATTGTGAGCAAACTGGCCAAGACCATTAAGCTCAACCTTTTCGGATTGAATAGCCGCGTTAAACTTATCGGACAACTCAGCTACGGCGGTTGTTCTATCCCCCATTTCTTCTAACTTACGGATATGGTCTTCTTCTTCGGGAACCAGAAAGTGGAATTGATCTTGAAGTCGTTTCATCGCGGGGAGCGGGTCATCCGCCATCTTGATAAGCTCTTTAGTTATCTCCGCAGCTTTTTCACTGGATTGGTCAGATACAGTAGCAATAATCTCGCCCATGGTAATCATGGTTTGACCGGTAACTCGCCCCGAGGCGGCTAGCTCGGTCAATGAGGCGGTTGCTGCACTTGCGCTGGTATGAGTTTTTTCTCCGATGCGCTTACCCGCTTCCTCCACTTGATCGGCAGTCATCCCCGCATAGTGGCCCGTCATAGAAAGTGCTCGTTGAAGCTTAACCTGTTCAATACTTCCTTCATAAGCTGCGTAAGCAAGCGCGCCGAGCGAAACTACGACACCCGCAATAACTGCACCCATACCACTAAATACCACAGACATAGCTGCGCCTGTGGCGTCAGCGCCGGCTAATGCTTGACCAAGGATCATCGCTGAGGAAGACATTCTCGTCCAGCGGTGCGCCAGTGCTTCGTGAACTAGGATCAAAGACTCGTAGGCTGCGCGATTGTTTATTGTATGCCCCGTATTCGTCTTCAACGCCTGGCTAAGACCTTGCTCTGCGGCACTTACAGCATTTAACCGGGTCGTTTCATCAATATGGCCCGATGCCGCCAAGCCATTGGCCATTTCCACAGCTTGGTTATATTTAACTTGGGCGGCGTAAGTTTTATCGAGTGAAGACTTTAGTCGTTCGGCTGAGGCTGCTCGCTGTTGCTCAGCGCGAGCGGCATCTTCTTGCGCTTTTTCAAGTTTACGCGCTTGTACTGAAGCTTTAGCATCTGCCTCTGCAGCTTTAGCGGTTGCAAGCGCAACTTTCTCTTCGGCAATTGCAGCTTCCGCCGCAGTTCGTGCTTTTACTGCAGTTGCTTGGGCCAGTACTTCATCCGCTTGGGCTTGCTGTGCCGCAGCAGCAAGAGAAGCCTCCGCGGCGGAGACTTGCGCGGCTGAAAGAAGGGTCGCTGCTTCTGATGCCTGTATGTCGGCGGCGGTAACTTCAGCTGCGGCGGCCTTCGCGACTTCAGCTGCGGTTCTTTCTGCCGAAGCCGCACGGTTAGCCGCTTCTTGTCTAGTTGTAGATACGCGCTGAGTATTGCGAACACGCTGACTTGCAACGGTATCTTCAACTTGGGCAATTTTGAGCTGTATCGCTGCTTCCTCTACGGCTGCTGCTCGATCAGCCTCTAAAGTTGCGCGAGGAATGAACTGGCCTTGAGCATTGCGAGGTCGAGCGGGTAAAGTAAGTTTACTAGCTTCAGCAGCCGCAAGGCTATCTTTTGCTTCTTGTAATGCAAGTGAGCTACGCGCTTTAACTTGTCTAGCTTCATTAACCGTAATACGGGCCTGTTCCGCTTCACGCTCTAGGGTCAAACGGCGGATATTCGCGCTAGTTGATTTTGCCGCGGTATCTTCGGCTCGATTACGCGCTTGTGAGGCGCGAGTCATGGCGGTTGCGGCTTCATTAGCTACCGCAGTTCCTTTAAGTTGCTCAGACGTTTGACGAGCAAGAGCTTCTCGAGCCTTCTCAATGGATAAGGCATATTCTTTTTGTCCCAATACGCCTTTGCTCATCAGCATATCCAACTGGACAAGGGTATTGTTGTACTGGGTTTGAGCCGCATACATGGGATCTAGTGATGACCGCAACTTCTTAAATGCTCGGTCAAGGTCACCCGCTTCTTGAGTAACCTTCTTGATAGCTGCAGCTGCTGCTTTTGAGCCTACCTCAATATCGGTAGGATCAGCACCAATGCGGATATTAAGATTGTCATCATTGTTAGCCATCACATGATCATCCCGCCTGCGCCAGCCATTTTAAGTAGCTCGCTGAGGTCACTGCTTTGTTGGTTCTTACCTTTATTTTTCTTCTTGATAAGACCCAGGTAGCCAGCAACAGAAACATAGACCGGCGGACCATTATCAGACCACCATTCAACCATCGCATAATACCGAGGAAGAGTCCAGCCCCGTTTCACCTTTATCCAACTACCGCCCTCACAGCCGGCAGCTACGAGCTCTGCGATGAACCGAGTACAGTCTCCGTCGAAAGACTCACCGCCTCCTTCGACGGAGGCGTGTCTTCCCCCTCGGGAGCCACCAGGCCGGCCTCCACAAGGATCTCGTCGATGCAATCTTTAAGTAGCGGAATTTCTCGAGCCTTAAGCCGGCGACGAAAAAAGTTGACCACTTCATCATGTACGGCATCTTCTTCTTCGAGAGAAGACTTGACGTTATACCGGGCGGGATCAAAGTTTTCGCCATCCACAATGCCTGCGGCGATAATACGTAGTGCAGCGTTCGGGCCCCTCATGGGGTCGCCCGATACCGAAATCATGGAAGCTTCTACGTAAGGCCAAGCCCGTTCAAGCGCCATAAAGGTTAATTCGGGAACCGTATACTCGACATTGCCGATTTTAATTTTTGCCATTGGACTGTCCCTTCCTTAGGCTGTTAAATAACTGTGGGCGAGTACCTATTGATACCCGCCCACAGGCTAGATCAAAGGCCGCCGCCGTTAATCGAGGTAGTAGTGATACGGGCAACACGATTGTTGGCATCAGCAAAAGCTGAGCCCGACATTTCTGCCATCAAGTAGTCTTCCATCTTTAGCGGCAGGTTAAGCTTGTCCGTCACATTGCTGTAAAGGATCAAGGTGAAGGTTTTGCCCCCGTAGGTTTGCGACAGGATCAACTTGAACCGAGGAGTTGAGCCCATCAGCTGGTTGCCAATTTCGAGGCTGCCTCCCGTCGAAGCAGACTCATACATGTAGTTGATCAAAACTCCCTTACCCGTATCAGCAGCGGCGAAAGTGTAGACGCCCGCCGCGACCGAATACTGGCCGGTGGTGGGTCCGCTGGCGACCTGTTTGAGCTGTGAGCCATCCGATGAGAAGGATACCCCCAGGTCTTGATAGAAGTTTGCCGCATGAGCAACAGAGATGGTATAAGGCCCCGTAGCCGGGATGCTGGCCGGCTCGTTAAGAACCTGAACAAGCTCATCGCCGGTGGTCTCGGTTTGACCGAAGAAAAGCGTATTGAAAGCCGTAACATCGATGTTGGCTGACTGGGCTTTCCATTCAACCTTCGTTTTGCCCCGGGCACTGTCCAGCGGGAACTGGTACTGACCGTATAGCATCTTGATATCGCCGGCAAAGTCGACCGACACATCTTGAAGTGCACCGAAGCGCAGCGCGGCACCACCGCCAATGGGCGTCGCAAAGAGCTGCCCGGTGCCGAAAACATACTGACTCATTTTCAAGCTCCTTGTTTACCCAACGGGATCATCCCGCTTCCACAAACTGATTGCGCAGCCCCGGGTATGTGAAACCTATTATGGCACTAATATCTTAATGGGAACAACTAGCATGGCTTGGCCGTCTATGTCCCCGGGATCTTTGAATACTTTGCCGCCTATATACAGGTGGTAAACCTTGCCACCAAGCGTATTTCGATTATCACGAAAGCCGGGGTCTGACGGCAAAGGTGCCAGTGTTCGCTCAACGGCATCAAGAATGAGGTTATTCTCAATAGCACCGGAAATAGAGGTATCTCGGGAAGTATCTTGAAAAATAATCCAGCTAACGGGGTACATCGCTTTATAAGGCAAGTTTGTTTTTTGCTGAAAGTCCTCATCGTGCTCGGCTTGAAAACAAGAAGGCTGTTGAGCGGATACTACATCGGCAAATAACTTAACTCTACGGCTCATGGTTACAAATGAGTGGGTGGTGGTATCAGCTCGTACCCAAGTAACTGTGGCCATTAAGGCGTAGACTGAGGTATAGATGTCTTCGCGGGTCATCCCACATTCCTCATGTTTTGACGAATACCTTCTACCACCGCTTTCTGTATCGCCTTACCAATCTTCGGGCTAAACATGCGGTAAGCATCGCGCAAGTAATGCTGGCCGGGGATAGTCACGCTGGGCATGAACACATAAGCAAGAATAACTTTTTTACCCGCGGTGGCCCACTCAAATGCAAGCGCTTTACCTTCACGAGGCCTGATGATATGCGGCGGAATAATACCGCCATCTTCTTGAATGCGGGCGTACGGGATAGAACCATCCACATAAATCACCGCTTCAAGACCATCGCTATCATACTCAATCTCGATGGCATCCCTAAGGTGACCGGCTGCACCACTATATTGTTTTTCTTTTGAACCGTACGTCTTACTGAGGCGTTCATCAATGTTATCGATGACTTGGTTCTTGAGTTCTTCCGCAAAGTATTCGACCTTGCTTCGCACTAGATCTTTTACCATTTCGGGCATCTGATCAAGGTTCTCGAGGATCGATCGCTCACCAAGAACTTCAATGTCAAAGGTGTTTTTCCCGTAGGCCATCAGACAGGAACCACATTGCGGTAAGGCTGAATAAGAGCTTTGACCGTATCGCTAATATCATTGGTGGAAAAGCTGACCGTTTCTTGGCCACCTAGTGATTTGCTGTTTAGGCCGATACGCTCTTTCTTCTTGTACCATTCACCCACAATCTGAGTAACACCAAAGGCTACGTCCCAAGGAGCATAGTTATAAGCTATAACCAAGCTTGCATTTTCTTCCGCGGCGTTAAAGGTATAAGCACCCCAATCATCGACGTAGTATTCCCCCGCCGCGGGGGTTGAGTTGCTGGTTAGAACCATCGCAACCCCATTTTTCTTAACACCCATATCCGCGGTCCATTGACCTTTATCCTGGGGCGAGATTGTGGTCTGTTCATTCATTGCGAAGATAAAATTGATGCTGGTCTGAAACCCGGCGACATAGATTATGCGACAAAATGCCCCAAGCCAAAAGCTGGAGCTATACAAATCGAGAGACTGGGGAGCAGAACGACTGTCGCCGCCGATAACATACCCGTTACTGGGTAGCCCTCCTTGCCCGATTATCGCGGGAGATATTAAGTTACCGCCAATCCCTAATTCTGTAACCGACACCACGGGCCAGTTGCGTAAAAGCTGACAAGTTTTGCCATTTCCGCGAAAGCTTTGAGAATAGGTATTCACTTGCAAGCTATCACGGTTCATGTAGTTTAAGGCGAACTGAGAGGCTGCATCAATAATCCGAATAAGCTGGTCATCAGCCACGTTCGGGGTGTTGGCTAATAGCAGCCAGTCTTTGACTGCATGAAGTGTGGTCAGCCTCTCAGTCATCGGGTCAATCCTCGATCTGCGCGGCTTCGCGAGCCAAACGCTTCAGCTTCTTGATTGAAAAAGTGTTGACCGCTTCACCGCCGCGTTCCTCAATAAACTCGACCAACAAATCTCGGTCAGTCATGTCTTCGATTTGCTGCGCTACATCCACAGGCTCTTCGTAATGCGGCTCGAAGCCGTGACGAAGCAAGTCAGCGGAGTGCGTGTCCGAGACAATTGTGATGACGCCCGTTTTGGGTACGTCATAGGTGTGACCTTGAATAACTGCAGTGTGAACTCCTCGAGGAGCCCTATATGAAGAGGTAGCCATTTTTATTGTCCCTTGCGCAAGAAGATTAAAGGACGAGGACCCGGTGCGCACCGAAATCCTCGCCCCCTATATCAGCTCAAGGTTTAGTTCGAGCCAACATTCGTGATCAGCCCAAGTGAGGGCGGAAAGTAGTTCTGAAGCACTTCATCCGCATAGACGCCGTACTCATACTTGCGGGTGCGCAACGGCCACTCGATCTGGTAGTATTCTTGACGAGTGCGGATCTGCACCACGTTGCCCACTCCTGAGACGGGGTAAGGCAATTTGTGGGTGGTGAACAAGATCATGCCGCCCGGCATATTCGGGTGGATGCGAACCTTCAGTACATTGGCGCCGTTCATGGAAAAGCGGTTCAGGTAGGTGGCGATCATCACGCCCCCAACCATCATGCCTTGTTCCATGTTGACAACGATGCGGAAAGCACCGTTGGCATTGCCGGCCAAAACCTTGCGCGAGATTGAGAGCGCAAGATCGGACGACAGCCAAATCGTATCGGGAGACAGCTTATAGTTGTCCCAAAACGATTTTAGTGCGGCGTCAATCTCGACAATACCGCCCGCACCGTCGGCGGTGAGGCTAGCTGCATCGAGCGACTGGTAGTAAGCGTTGCTTCCCGCCTTGGCTGCCTGGGTAATCAAGCCGTCAAAGACGAGGTTATTTGCTGAGTTATCAGCAGTACCCACAGAGGTGGCAGTTTGCGATCCAGAGCCGATCGGGTCAACAATGACCAGCCGGTTTACTGGGGTGATTGCACCCAAAGTTGCACCGCCCGCAGTTGCGCCCCAGAACCAGGCATAAGCAGACGCGCCGCGAACGGAAGCAACAGTTGCGATGATGCTTTCGACTGCACCGCCGCCGGCGAGAATAACCGAAGCATCAACGCTGATCTGCCCCGATCCGCCGCCAAAGGTATCCGTCGAGCCATCCGCGTTGGTGCGGGTGACAAGGGTGGGAATACCGCCTGCGACTGATGCGTTCAGAAAACCTTCAAGCGTCATTGCCACGCAACGAACGTGGAAAGTGCCGTTCGAAAGGTTACCCCCCGTGGTGGACCCGGTCAAGGAAGGGGTTGGGCAAATGCCGATAGGCACAGTACCATTGCCGCCCAAGATCAAAATCTCTTCGCCGAGCATCAAAGCCTCAAGGCCGACCTTAGCTGCAAGGGCACGAATGTCCTCGAAGCCTTGTCCGGCGTACTGAGCTTCAAAGTCCACGTTGTCTTCGATGCCGATACCCTTGTAGGACGCCGCATAGTCCTGCGTGGTGATCGCCATGACTGCGCCGCGATTACCGCCAGAGACACCAATACGGATGCCCGAAGTGTTGATCGCGGTGACAGCGCGCCAGTTGGCCTGAATACCGCCCTTACCGGAAACGCGCGGCGTTTCGTTGCGCAAAGGCGTCAGAACTGGGTAAAGAAACTTGGCGCCGACTTCGAGGTCGTAGAAGGTAAGGCCAGAGGTTGCCGATCCCGACTGCGAGAAAGTGCTCTTGGCGAGCGCGTCTGACATGGACGGGTTGGCAATCTGAGGCGACTGAGAAAGGGCTTTCATCAAGGCATCAATCGATGCACCAGCAACGAGGCCCTGCGTGCGGTTCGGTTCCATTTTATTCCTCACTTTCGATGAGCAGGTGGTTTAACAAACCCATCGTCTCCGATGGGGCATTCAGAAGGTTCCCGTCTCCGGTTACCTCGTTGCTTCTTAACGCGGGTTAGCAGTCAATAGCCTGCCGCCACCCGCATGGGATGCTTTGATCATCGCGAGGGCAACGGCGTCGGGCCCTTGTGTCGCAATCATATCATGCAAGTGTTCGCGAAGAGAAGTCTCCGAACCGAACGACTTACCAAATGCCTGAAGTGAAACATCGCCGTCGCGGAGTGCCACATTCTGTGGGTTCGGCGCACGAGGCATGGGGGTATCTTCCACAGCTTGTATGCGCTTCGCCAGTCCTTCGACTTGTTCGATTGCATCGGTCGCAATCTTCTTGAGGTCAGTATTCTCCGACTCCAATCGATCGAAGCGCTTCTGAAGGTCGTTATCAACGACCGGCGCAACAACCGGATCGGTCATGCCGCCGAACGCTTTGATGAGCACCTGACGCTTCTCGCGGCTGGCGTCACGAACTTGCTCGATGACAGCGCAGGCATCTTTCGACAAAACATCATCACTATTAGCTTGCGCCGCGCAGTAATAATAGTCATAGATAGAAGCCAGCTCATCGTCATTGATACCCGCCATTAGTTCGGTAATCTGGCAGTCGAGATATTCTTTGAGAACTTCCCCCAGGCCGGTCATGCTTTCACAAATAGCCATCCACGACTTCATGTCTTCTGGATCACCAGCTTCACCCGAACTTTCGTCTGAACCTTCACGCTTGATGGCAAGTGCGATGTTACCCATATCCCACAGGGCGCGAGCGAATGACGAGACAGTATAAAGACCTTTTTCAAGTACGGGTTTGCCGTCAACAAAAGGCTTAGTCAGTGCATCGAAAACGTCGCCCATTCGGGTAAACGATTTTTCGAGGGGCACTTCAATAATGGTGGGGTTTTCAGTCGCTTTAGCGAGACGCTCACGCAAACGATCCAGGTCAGTCATCGTTGCCGCTTTGACAAGTTCTTCCTCATGAAAAGCTGCATCAGCCTTTTTCGAAAATGCTCGTCCGTCAGAAGTTAACCACTTTTGCTTCAGGCGGCCGGCAACATCCGCCCCGGCGGCCTTTTTAGCATCGGCTAACTTTTTCTTTTCTTCTTCAGACTGGTCATCCGAGTTTTCTTCATCGGTGTCCAGGTTTGCACCGGCGTTCTCGGTATCCTCTTCACCCTCTTCGGCCGCGGCTTCACCCTCATCCGTAATTTCGGTGATTGCAACATCATTGCTCGAGGCTTCCTTAATCAAAAGCTCACGGGCGTCGTGAATATGATCCATCCAGGTCGATCCGTCAGCTTTTTGAAAAGCTAACTTCGTGGCCTTTGCGACCACCTCATCATTCTTGGGCTCAGTGGTGGTCTTGAACATATTAGTCTCCGTGTCGGCTGTTACTTTTCCAAGGGAACGATCCTCGATAGACCCATCCGCTTTGATCAGCTGAAAGGTAGCCGACTTAACGCATGGGTTGTCTACCAGACTAACCTCGTTGGGGTCAGCGGTATACTTCTTTATGGTTTGTCCATTGATCGTCTCCGCCCACTTTTTTTCGTAGCGGCCGCCAACGCTGAAACCCGTGTAACATCCTTCAAGAACATTGTTCCACTCGGCATCATCCGTAACCTTGGCGCAAACTTCGATAGATTGGTCTTCATCGTTATATGAGATGTCGGTCAGCTTACCGCCTACCTTAAGGCCGTGCATCACTCGCAAGTTGCCTTTAGACAAGCCCCCGGATGCTTCCTCGATCATAGACGACCACTTTTGAAAGTTGGGTACCGACGTGGCATAGTCCATCGTCTCACCCGACTGGTCTTGTTCTTGCGCGGTGATACGCCCGTAAACAAGACGTTGATCTTCATCCACTTTGACTAGTGGAACGAAGACACCGAGCTTCTTCGATTTACTCATGACTTCGCTCCTTCGACAAATTCTTTGAGATACGCGGCAAGAGCTGTCGGGTTACCTGCCTCGACCAATTTTTTCAATTTATCACCTACATTAAGTTTAGGATTACTAACAGCATCACCGCTAGAATTACCATCAGCATTACTAACGCCTCCTGACGATCCTTCCTGGGGGTATAACTGCGAGTCCTCTTGAACCACAGGCTTTTCGAGCTCTTTTCCATTCTCATCGAACTTCGGGGCTCCCTGTGCTTGAGGAGTCAACAACATGGGCGCAAGCCCATTCGAAGTCAAGAACATAGGCTCATCAAACATAATATCATCATAAGGCTCACGGCCAGACTCGGCGCGACCTTCATTGATTGTCACCAGCCCATCGTGCAAATAGCCCGAAATAATCTCTTGGCGTTTCTTAGGATCGAGCTCATCATCGCCGCGCCACACAAACTCAAGGTCTTCGCCATCAAAGTCCTCGAGTAATATCTCATCAATAAAATCCTTGATGAAAGCTTGGATCGGTACTAATCCCGTCGCGGATGCTTCTTGGGCGGCAGTTTGCGAAGTCGATCGGTTCATCATTTGAAGGAATGGCTGAGGCGAAATGCCGAAGGCAAAACAACATACTCGCGCCAGCCATTCCTCCGCCTTGCCGAAAAGCTCGGTTTCCTGCGTCGGTATGTATGTTTTACCCACAGCTGAGGGCACAAACCGCGCTTTGCGCTTTTCGGCAAGGTTTCCTGCAAGGATATTGTCGAACCACTCCTGGAAAGTCCTGATTTGGTCAGGTGTCCAAGTTTCCGGTACGCCAATCAGTGCCGGAGGCATGTTGCCTTCCGTAAAGAAATTAAGCTGAAAAATCTGACGGCGCAAGCCGATGTTTATCGTCATCAAAATCTGCTCGACATTTGAATAGCCGTACAGCTTATGAACGCGCATGTTACGTGGCTTATAATAAATGTCTTTAGTCGTGTAGTTAACCGCCGGCATTCCTTTGAAGATTTGCTGATAGGCTGTGGCAGTATCATCGTCAGGAGTATGGCCCCAGTCATCAATTACGCGGCGCATGGTAGCACCGTCGATTTGGCATAGTCCGATAAGCTTACCACCCCGAGTACGACGGCGATGAACGGTCATCGCATCCACCACGAGTACGTCCTCAAGCAACATACGAAGCCAAGCGTTCCATGTGTTTTGGCCGTCGGGTTTACGAAAGAATTTAGTGATTGCCGAGATACGGTTGCGCACCTGTGGCGATACTTTTACTTTCGAGTCACGAGGCTGGATATTCCAGCGCAGTCGTGCCATCGCATCTTTGCGAGTCTCGATAATCAACCGCAATAAGTCATAACCATCAGAGAATGAGCGCAAAGTTTCATAGGTGATGGGTGAATAAGGCCGGGTAGCCGTAAGAATGTTGACTCCCTGAGGGAAATCAAATGCACGGCCTGCCACTTCCGGTGGCGCCTGTGGTGCCATTGGCTCACCCGGACCAAACCAGTCAGCACCTTGACCCGTGGTACCGTAGGTAACTCCCACGGTATATCCTGCGGGAGATTGAAAGCTGTTGGAATTTAGGGGGGCCGCTAATGACCGTTCGGTACCACCCCCACGTGCTGCTCGTTGACTGGTCATTATGAAGTGGCCCCTTCAGCGAAAACCCTACAAAAACCAGCACTTAGTAGACCGGGTAGATCTTCTTCCTTAATAGAAAAATGACCGTTTACTTCCCTGTCATATCTGGTGCCGTCTCGTCCGTATAAGGTATTTATACCTGAAGGACCCTTAATGGAAATTATCGGCCCATTATTGATAGTCGATACTTTACCGGAAAGACGACCCTGAAGCGCTTTTGACTCTTCTCGATAAAAGTCGATCAACCCCTGGTGGCTCATGCTCGTTACCATCAACTCTGTGAAACCCCACACAAGTGAGTCCATGCGGTCAGGCGAATAACCCATGCTACCTTCAGCAGTGTATTCGCAAAGTTGATCCTCGAGCTCAGGGAACGCGCCGACATGGTGGATCTTACCCTGCTCATACAGCTGTGATACGGGCTCAGCTCGAACCATCTTACCTTTAGTGGCATGTACCGGCTTCAGTGGTACGAAGTCGTGAGAGCGGGCTCCTTCTTCTCGCAATAGCTTTGCCGCGCTACGCAATACTGATGCAACCATTTCGCCGCCCTGATTAGCTTCGTAAACAATCATGTCCGCAAACCACTTATCGTAAGCAAGTACGGCAGCTCGACCCCATTCCTCGGGTGAGGGGCCCGGCATCGAAAAATCTTGTAGCAAATAACCATGCCCTCGAATATCCAACCCGGTAACGGTGAGTCCACACTCAGCGCCAGCCTTGCCCATCTCTTTGGGGGGATCAACGGCGATGATGATACGCTCCATTTGAGGCAATACAATCTTTTCAAGCGCACTACCCGGCAATATCCGCGTACTGTCAATTAACGCGCGGTTCCACAAAGCGCCGGGTACATCATCGAGAATTTCTGCGTTTAATTCTTGACGGCCGATACGGGTGTTCTCATATTTCTCGATAACGGATTTAACAAAGGTCTGCGCGAGGTTGGGAAGGTTTTCTCTCGTGTTTCCTTTAGTGATAGCAGTATCGGACCGAAGGATGATATCCTTGAGTAGTCGCATCGGTCGAGGAGTAGTGGTGACAATAACTCGAGGGTGATCACCCAGCCGAAGCCCAAACATGAAGTTGTCCCATGCTTCTTGGGCATACCTAAACTTGCAAAGCTCATCGATCCAGCCACCATCAAACTGCGGACCGCGAAGGGAGTCATAATCTTCAGCCGAAAATAATGAGGCCACCGCACCGTTAGGCCAAGTTAATCGTCGTTTTGAAGGTTCATACTTAGGAACAAACCCTCGCCGTGAGCAAGCGATGATACCCGACTCCCCTTCCACCATAACGTCTCGAGCATCGGAAGCATCCTCCGCAATAAGCGCGAGTCGTTTGCAAGAGCCATCCGTAACCCACTTGATAATCGTCTCAGATCCCGTGCGAGTTTTTCCAAACCCGCGACCGGCAAGAATGAGCCAAATAGTCCAGTACTCACCATTGTCGAGTATACGAGTAGGCTCTAATTGGTTTTTTCGTGCCCACAACTCCCACGTATGTAAAAGGTCATCCGCCTCCTCATTCGTAAGATCTTCAAGATCTGAGGGATCGAGTAGTTCAAGGTGATCATTGCTAAGCCGGTTATGTGAGTGGATCAGCTCATTAAGCTGCGACACACTCGGCTCATTCCCCAGCTGAACCTCGATGCTCAACGGCCGGGAGAAGTCCGAGAGGCTCATCAAGCTCGTCCTTAAGTACTGGTAAGCCTTCGATCGAACCCCCATCGGCCAGGATCCTCTGAGCCTTGATCCGCGCAACTTTATTGAGGAGCTTTTGTTTAGCGCCTTCGACATTGACTGTTACCCCTATATCCATCTTGCCGGCACGGTCATATTTATCGGGCCTACGAGCCTTAAGGATCAAGGTCATCAGTGAGTCGGATTTTTTAATCGCGCGCTCCGTGGCAACGTCTTCAATAAAGTCGGTACCACACTCCTCTGCCTCTTCCCAGTCTTTCCTAAAGTTTTCATCTTCCTTTCTCCACGCCCGAACTTCTCGAACGGTGGCTCCTGCCTTAGACGCGGAGAGACTTTCGCTATCACCACAGGCTAAACTGTCAAGAAACAGCTTTCTTACCTTGTATGATCGAACGAAGCGCACGGGCACAGTGAAAGATCCTTTATCTAAAGCCTACGCTTAAAATCTCATGTAGGGCTTTAATGGGTTATTACACGCGCGAAAGCCAAAAAAAAAGGCCACCGGTGGCAGACCGACGACCTTCTTCCTGTCCGGAAAGGGGGAACGGACTCGATTATTGACCCACTACCGGCGGAGTATAGGATCTGGAAGCATCGGTTTGCAAGCCCGTTACAGCGGCGGCATGAGTACCGTGCTTGATGCCCAAGAAATCCTCCCCCTTTTCGATAAGCTCTTCAACAAATTCTTTCGCGGCTTCCACATCTTCCTTGAGGTCATCGACCAGCGACTCAGTGCCGATATCAACTGCGGCCGCGTCAGCTGTGTTCGAATCAAGAGTTTCGGGATCCTCCGAGGCGGCAGCAGCGGCGGTGGGGGCTGAGGTGTCGTCCATGGTATTCTCCAGTTGACGTAAGGGTGCTTTATCGAGGATAATCATATTACGACGTTTACCACCAGGAGTCAATATGTCAGATAATCGATGGTTAGGTCCCCCGGTATCTTCGGGTATAGAGCCCGAAGCGGTCGCGATGCCCCAGAAAAAAGGTAAGTGGAAATGGGAAAAAATTAACCACACAGCTAAACAAGAGGCTAAGCGCAAGCAATTTTTCAAGGCCATGAAAGAAGCGGATCAAAATGAAGAAACCAACTTTGACTACTAAAGCCACACCGTACGGCATCGGAAGTGATACATTTCCGGGCCTATCGAAGTATATTGAGAAGTCGGGTAACGCCAATCAGGTGATTGGCAAGATCCAGGGCTGCGATCACCAGGATGGTAAAGTATTCCTCAAGGAAAGGCTTGAAGACGAGCTTGCGGACGTTGTTGCAGCTATCGCTTATATCAGTGAAAAAAATAACCTTAACCTGGATCATATGGAAGTAAGATCCCGAGAAAAACTTATTCAGTTTATTCGCCAGCATGATAATGTCCAAGCGGGTCGTGATCCGAATGATAATGGCGAAAACTGATTACTTGACGTTAGTAACTACCTTGGTTACAGCTTCCGCATGTTGCGACAAGTAATAGGCTACGCCCATTAGAGACGCAAAAATCCAAGCGATTGTCGGGCTGGCAAATACCTTTTCCATAGTTCCGCGCGAGCCAGCCCGTTGATCTCTGTCGGCTTCGAGAGCATTGATGCGCGTATGGTGTGTATCCTCGAGGTTATCGACACGGAGCTCCACTTTTTCAAAATGAACTGTGGACGCTATTTCTACCTTTTCGATGTAGTTATTTAACAAGGCTTCTGTTTTTTCAAGTCTTGCACTGACGGAGTTACTCTCCACCACCGCCAGCCGCTTATCAATAGCGTGAACAGTCTCGACTGCTTCCCCGAGTTTTTCGTCGTGCCGGTCTTGTCGATCCGCTACTCGCTCAAGACCCACAATAACCCCCTGTATTGCTTGCATCAAAGCTAAATGAGCCATCCGAGCATCACCGGGTGGCCCCGTAAATTGTCCCTCGACTTCAAGGGCATGAAGATTAGCGATGGCATCACGAGGTGTTGAAGACATGATAATTCCCGGCTGGTGATTTAATTGGGGGTTATCATGAGGCGAGTTAATGGGTTTTATCACGAAACGCGGACGCCTTAGGCGTCATTACCATCATTCGTGCGTGTCATCACGCAACGAACGCTGCTTTTTACGCCTAAGCGACCTCTAGACGTGCGATTTAGGCATCTTGTGCGTTGTTCATGTCACGCGATGTTGATCGGTGAATAATTTTTCAACGCCATCATCAAAGGGAGGACATGCAACTCCCAGTCGCGGATTGTGGGCATGATGAATAACTTGCCCAATTGAAACTCTGCCACTATACGCTGTCGAGCAGTCTTGCCAGGACGCCACAGGCCAAAATAACAAATATTGGTTTCAGGAAAATAGTAAGGGGCTGCTTCGAATGAAATCTCGAATGAGATAGACTCATCCGAAAGCAACTTACCCTTGATCCATCGATTGCGCTCTTCAGTCAAATATGCTATCCCGATTAGCCTTCGTTGAGTCGGGAGGTAAGCCATATCAATTAACCATATGAGGAGCTATACGCTTAACGTCTTCGGTCAAGTGTCGTTGTGCGCTGTTTAAGTGAAAGAAAAAAGTTTCACGGTGGTCGCGAAAAAGAAAACCATAATAACAGCGATCCTTCGTCCGAAACATCGAGCAAGGATAAAAACCCGATACCTGAGGGTTACCATCGCCCTTTTCAAAAGGGATCGATAGCCAATAAGGCCGAGATGGATTGCGATCCATTATCTTTTTGGCCATCGCTATGCTAAGGTCAGTTAATAGCCATGAGGTATCATTGACTTGAGCATCCGCTATACGAGCATCCTTGGCAAGCTTCTTAGTTTCACGGCGTTCGCGGCTTCTAGCTTGGCGAATGCGCGCTTTAGTTGCCGGATCAATTTCTTGATCTTTTCGCTTACGGGCCATTACGCCACAGCGTTCTTAAGATCGATCAGCGCAAGGTTATCAAGCCATTTCTTAAACTTGTTATTCAAGCTTCGAGTTTGTCCTTGATAACCGCTGATCATATCAGCGCCAGTGTCCTTTTGCTCGAAGATGGTTATATAAACTTCTTTTTTCATGAGCTGAAGCGGCGATAGCGCAGCTCGAATATCTTTCATGCGCGTCGAGCATAGGGTAAACTCCGAACCTATTTCATCGCGAGGATAAGATTGATCATATCGAACAAATACTCGATATCGAGCCACAGGCAGCGCGGTGTTTAGCATCGCGGTGCAAACGGCCGTAGCTACTTTCAGCTCTTCAAGAGACTCGTCATTTATAGTACCCTTCCAAGAAATGATGCTCCCCTCGCCGCTGATCATCTCGTCTGCCAAGCCGATCAAACGAGTCATAGCTTCAACTGCTTGCATTTTATTTTTCCTTATTTGAATAGGTGTGCGAGTCGTTTCAAGTTGTCGCTGTCGTTTTCGTAAGCTGCTATAAGTGAAGTCAGATAATCGATCACAGATGACTCAGGATCATCGCGTTTCAATCGGACGATAGAAAACATCATCTCATTGATGCGCGCGTCCTGCATTTCGCTGTGTGTCGAAAGGATTGCGCCAATTTGTGCTGCGTCGACTGCATCGAAAGAAATCGTTGTCATAATCAACCTCATATTGTATCGTTATCGTTCGATGATTGTACAATGATGGGTCAATGGTAACAACTCCCGTATACTCATTAAGATATATCCCAGTTCGGCCTAAAATCGAGGAAGGATATATAATTCGGGTGCCTCGGCTTATTCTTTTCACCCGTGGCTTGTTTTTTGTATTTAACAATCCTGCCAAGCAGCTCTTGCCTATTCTGCCAGAAAGCGATACGCTCGAGTAAAGTGAAGCCCCCTCCCACAGACACCTCGATGCCTGACTGCAAATCTTTAAGGATAAAGCCTCCCAATCGTCCCTTGCCGACCTTGCCAGCCTTAGCGCTTGATCGCTTGAGCTTGCCAGTAGCATCACGAGTTGCCTCATTCTTGTTTTCCTCCTCCTCGAAGAACCCAATGACTTTACCCTCGGCGTCAACGAAAGGCTTAACCTTAAGCAGCAGCTGCTCGCGAAGTGTACCTTTGCCTTCTTTGTATCGGCCATTCGGGTCTCGAACCATAATACCCTCATAACCGGCCTCGAGCTTATCGGCAAGGAATTGCTCAAGGTCTTGGGGGTTATAAACTTGCGTATGCTTCAACAGCTTTATGCGAGGATGACCCACAGACTTGATGAGGTCACCGGCCGCCATGTACCGATCATGCCAACCGCCCACAAATCCCGGCCTATCAAATACCCAAAGCGTAAAATCCGGTTGACCATCCCGGCTCGTTAGCCCGCTCGAGGTTTTTTGAAGAACACCCTCACCACGACGATCACCAACAACTGCCTCCGCGTCGAGGAAGCAACCATCAGGTAGCACACCCTTGAGCTCATCCTTGAAATACTCGTTGGGGAATGGCGATAGTCGGCTTGTGTAAGGCTGTTGACCAAGAACGCATCGAAACCCATCGATCTTCGGGCTTGCAATAAGGGGAAACCGAAGCTGGCTAAAGTCATCGACTTGTTCGCCCTTCATAGGTTTTTTTATGGGTAGTGTTTCATTCATATAGCCATGGCCTTTGATTATCCACGCGAAACATTATCGGCGTCGGAATAGTGGCGGGGAATGCTTCACGCGCCACAGTCAAGGCGTCAGCCAGCTTCAGCAGGCCGGGTATCAAGACTACTCGATCAGCTTTCCAACCATCTTGTCGCCAAGCAAGTATAGTATGCTTGCGATCTACCCACTGCCAGAATGAAGCAACGCAATCAAGCGGCTCGTCGGGTACAACGTCCTTGAGCTTTGCCCAAGAATAATTGGCGCCCTCGAGCCCGAGCGTCGGCCCAGTGATTACCGCCTTTGATGATCGACGAGTCAGCGGACCGTAATATAGCAAGGGCATATCACTTTACCTTTGCTTTAAGCCGAGCCTTGGTGACAGCACGATCATCGAACTTGTGCTTGCCTCCCTCGATCGGCTTGCGAGTAGCGTCCGTTTTCGGTGTAGGATTGACCGTAACTCGGCGAGGTGATTTGGGATTGGAGATGATATCTTCATCAAGGGGCAGATAAATAACCTGTGGGCGATATCCCAATACTTCAGGAATCCTAAGGCCGGCGGTTTGGATATCATTCAGAAACGCCGATACAGACTGAGGCGTTAGCTTATTACTAATTGCCCAGTCAGCTTGAGTCGATCCTTTAACCGCGTTGGTGATCAATTTCTTGAGTCCCTTTTCGGTGATTGCAAATCGAGAAACTCGATATTTTTTCGGGTCGATAGACATATTGATTTCCTGGGGGAGAAAGGCGCACCACAGTTAAGCGATGCGCCCGTGAAGGTCAGTCGTCGTGTTCATCGGCAGCAGGGGCGAGCGCTGCCTTGCTCAAGTCGACGTTGATCGGCTCGACTTCATAGACCGATATGAGAGATAGATGATCAACTTGGCGGATGGTAATAGTATCGGGATCAAGCACCGTATGAGTCACTTCAGACTGCTCTTCGTGCCTGTGTTTAGTCATGGTAAGCATTGCAGGCCAACGCCGTGTTTTTATGGTTACGGTAATGGTCATGTCATCACTCCTTGTTTGTGACAAACAAACGTATAACGCGATGACATGACCAAGTCAACCGCTATGTTCTGCTATTCATCATAATGCCGTGGAGGGCCTCGGGTATACTATTCCACCCAGACTGTTCAGTGGGTTGGAAAGTTTGAAGGACTTGCGCAATGCGCTCATGGGCGTCGGCTATCCGGCGCAAGGAGATCGCTAGGGATGCTGCCGCCGCGGGGACATCAACTGCGGCAATATCTTTTTCCATTCGATCAAGGGTTTCAAAGTATGCCTTGCTCATGTCATAGTTCCTTGATGTCAATGGTCAGCGTCCTAGGCGCTTCGCCTTTGAACGCTACCTTGGAGATATACAGCGTGCTGATCGGCGCATCATCAGCCGGGTTCTTGTAAACGTGAGTGCCTTTGGTTTCACGGTCATGGGTAACGGTCGTCTTCATCTTGACCTCCTTTGATTGACTACTTAACAATATCGCAATCACGATAACGGGTCAATCGCCCATATACTCCGGGTGAAGTTCAAGAAACTCGACTGCATGTCGCTTTGCAGACTTGACGCCGTGACAAACTCTTCTCAATACTCGCCATATGGGTCTTTCACCCCGCCAATCCATAATCCGCACTTGAAGTTCAGTCTCTTCTGCTAAGCTAGGCCAGTATTGAGTAACCTTATCCACAGGCACTATGTGGAAAATAATCTTGCCATCCTTGTTATCGAGGAATGCACTAGGCCATTGCCTACCTTGAAAAGACCTGTATTGACCCTTGGGTTTTTCCGAAACTACCCAAACAATTCTCGAACCCATATCAAAGGCCCCTTAACAAATCCAAAACTTCCTGCAAAGTCTCGAAAACACCATGGTTAGTTCCGTTAGACAAGTTGACTAGAGTTCCTACCTGACGCGATGCCGGTTTTACGCCTGCAATCTGCGAGGGAGTCATTGTATAAGCCTTACCGAGCGATGCCACGTAATCTGAATTAATATAGACCGGATCATTGCCGTCGATCATTGTAAGCTTGATAAAGTTCATTTTAATCTTCTCCTGTTGATTTATCGGGTAGCCTCATCCAAGCTTTAATATGCTTCATTTCAATGCGGCGTTCAGGTAGCGCAACGCCCATGAGCTTATCGCCTACCCACTTACATTCTACCCACACAGACTCCATTTGTACTGTGTCTTGCGTGAGGATCGGTACGCCGCGATACCGACGATGCTGGCTCATTATTCTTGACTTAGTTACCCATTGCTCAGCGAGCACCATGAAGTTTTCGGTGAACTGAGGACTTGGGAACATCGTCTTTTGGTTATATGGCGGAAACCTAGGCGTCGGCATCTCTATATCCTCGTTGATTAAGTCTCAGCTTAAGTACTTCAACCTCAACTTCTAGCTCAAGCACCCTCCTGCGGCATGCCCATTGCCCCAGCTGAAGCTTCATGGCCCACAAAGTGAGGGTTAGCATGATTAGCTTGTCGATGATCATAATCATGGCTTCAATAACTCTAAAGGTTGATCGCCGGGTAAGTACAGCGGGTGGCGAGGTTTACCGTGCATCGTTTTGCCCAGGCAGTATACAGGAGCGGTGATCGTAGATAAGACATACTTGTCCATACCGTGTAGACCACCTCTTGCACCCCAGCCGGCGATTATCACTTCGGCTGTACCTATAGCTTGGTGAATATGCTGAAGGTTAAGCGGCCCACAGAGGTGCTCGCGTGAGTGAAGCTTTAGCTCGCTCGGATCTGTCGCTCGGTACGCGAACAAGTTTACCACGTCGAGAGTATCACAGCTTAACCTTTTTGTAAAGCCCATACACCTTCGAATTGTCGGATCATCCACGTCGGCTGTAGCCGTGCTTGGGTTCAGCATGATGAACAGGCACCTACGTTTGCCCGGGGTCAACTGACGCCACAGGCGGTAGCGATACTGGCCGCTCGGACTTATTATAGCGCCCATTTCAATA